GGCTATCCACAAGCCATTCAACGCGCGGGTTCATAATCGGAACTGGATCAGCCGGAACTACAATAGCGCGAAGCTGCTGCTGGGGGTCGTCGTAACAGGTGTTACAGACCAGAAGCCTGATGTTCAGCAGGGCAGCGCCGCGCCAGTCAAACTGCCAGCGCAGGTTTACATGGTTGTACCAAATCCCGCACCGGTCACAGACCGCAAAAGCATTTGGATTGCTTGCGCTTGTCCTTGCCCGACCAGATTTTGAGGCATAAGCCATGGTTTACGGCCTATAATAGCCGGAAATCTGCGGGGAAATGTACTGCTGCGCCTGCTCGACGTTCTGGCGGGCGGCAATATCATAGCTTTGATCGGCAATGCCCTTCAAAGCAGCCGCAATCTGGGGGTTCCAAATTTTAGCCAACCTGTAGGCCAAACCGTCAGCAAAGGCTTCCAACCACAGATACGGGATTTCTACTGTCTGGCCGCTGATATAATTAGAGTCCTGTATCTGGCGGACCCTGTAATACTTGAGGAACTGGGCGCTTGAACCATCCGGGACCGGCCACAGGGTAATCGTAGGCGCAATCAGGCGGTCAAACCAGAAGGTTGTCGTGAAGCCCTCCTGCTCCTTATTGGGGTAAGAAGCATATTCCGTGCGCGAAATAGGCAGGATAATGCGGTCAATTGGCTGGCTTGAACCGTTATCGATCTGCACATAAGCGTCAAGGATCATGACGGTATTGGGATCAACATTGTACGTTGTCTGACCCTGAACCAGCGCAGTGGTGATAAGATCAACCGCCCAGAGGTTAACACCTTGGTTCGCCCAAGACGCCAGCATCATGTTGGTCGCCATCTTAGCGGCCTGCATATGCTCCTGTAGCAGCATAGTGTTCCGCACCCCCGCCATATTATAGGCGTAGAGGGTCAGTTCACCGAGGCTGGGGTTGAAGTCATATGTACCACTGGTAGTCAAACCGGCCTCCTATCGAGTTCCAGCTTGCACAATGGTCAACGTCCAGACACCAGTACCGGCAAGGTACATACAGATTGCCTTGCACGGAATGGTGAACGCACCACTAGCCGTTGCGTTAAGGTTAGACAAGTTCGGCGCATCAAACCAAGTTGCCGAGGCGGCAACATATCCGGCGTCCATGGGGTCATCGAATGAATATTGAACGCTGCCAGTGGTACTTCCACTTATTTCCTCAGCGGCAACACCAATGTTAAACGGGTTCAGGAAGTTATCGACCGCGATCACAGCGCGGCCAGCATTAGTCTGAGTTACTGTAATGGGCGTCATTTGCTTTTACCTTTTGTAAGCCCCGCGCGAGCGGCTGTAATGTTATCAACCATATTGGGATATGGCCTCCCGGCGGCGCGGGCCTTTGCCTTAGCAGTCTTAACGCCCTTAACGCTCAAATCTTTGTGCCGAACATTATCTGGAACTGGTTTATCCCAGAAGTTCTTCTCACGGGGTTTTTTCCGGTCAACCATATCAGCACTTAACGTCCCAGCGTTTTAGGGCAAGGTTAATACGACTATTGGGATCATGAGCGGTCTTGGCAGAAGTCAGCTTTTGCTTCATCCCGCACATGCGAGTCCTGAAGTTGTCCCGCCTCTGTGAGGCTGCTGGGCTTTTACCGGCCTCAACAGCCGTCACAGGAGGCTTTATGTTATGACCTTCAGCACGGAGAGATTGACGGCCCTTTTCGTTCAGGCCACCAGAAGGACTTTTGCCTTCTTTTCTCGTCCATGCTCCAGCCATAATACAAACTTCCTCCAACTACTCACTAGATAGCCTGCTCGACGGACTCATCGGGAAGATGCAAACGGGCAAGTACCGTTTTTAGAACGTCAACTGCCGCCTGAGAAGCAACCGCCATATCGCGAGCGTGATCACGCTGTTTCTCCATGTTGGCTAGTTCTTGTTGTAGATACCCAAGGGTTATCTGCACGTTAAACCTGCGACGTTGCCAAGGGGATATAACGGATAGCGCCGTTTACCCGAACTCGCAAAGACCCTGTGGACGCACCCGGTACGGCGGTGCAAAACAGAACATCGCCGCTTGCGCCAGTGCTGACGTTGCCGCCTGCGCGGCCAACATCAAGCAAGTTCAGGACACCGAGGCTGTTTTGCGCTTCATCGCCAAAAGCAATAAACGCAGTTGGACGCGAAGCCCTGACACCGTTAAACGACGTAAAATCGTACACCGCGCCGTAGCACGTTCCGACATTTGTAGACGGCCCAACGTCAACCACGCCGTACATCGATGTGTTCAACCCGGTGATAACGTCGGACGCGGTTCCCAAAGAAGTTTGCGCGTAAACGCCGAACATCGTGCCGCCGGACACGCCCGCCGTGCGAGAGTTGACGGCACCAACTACGGCAGCAACCGTACCCGCCCAAGTGGCGGCAGGGCGAACCGTGAAGTCCGTGAGATTGTAGCTGCCAGTGGATAGATCAGAGGCCGTTAACGTGTCATCAGACGAGAAACCAGCGCCTGAAATAACCGGGCCTGAAAAGGTGGTAGTACCCATAATTCACATTCCTTTTTGCACAAGTAGCTTGATAGTCTGTGCATCGTCCGCCGGGGCGGTCTAGCAAGCTGGGTTTTCCCCGGAAAGATTTTAATACTGTAACAAATACGCCCGCATATAAAGATAAGTCCGGTTGGTATGCTCTACACATAGCCTACGGGAAAAGGCCACCAACCGGACTAGAAAACCCGTATTTTATAAGATTAGTCGATGTCCGTAGTCTTGTGACCCTTGGGGGACATACCCGCATGGGCCGAAGACAGCGGCGACTTATCTGAACCAGCGCGACCACCAGCCTTGCGGGCCTTACGACCGGCGTGGGCCTTCTTCGCACGGCCACCCGACTTACGCTCTTCAGCTTCGTCGTTGACATTGCTCTGGTAGGTGTAGCGCAGATTCTTGCGCTTCAGATCCTGCTCATACTCTTTAGTGCCAGACTTGGGAGAGTCCATTTCTCCGCCGTTGGCCTTACCTTTACGACCTTTCATGAGGTCTCTCCTAAAAAATGGGGCCTCCCCGGTTAAGGGGAGGCTTACCGATTACGAGGTTGGGAACGAACCGAAGATTGACCGGAAGTTGTAGTAGCCGAACGAATAACGCTCGTAACCCTTCACAAGCAGGTTGTCGGTAACAAAATCGACCTGCATGTCGGTTTCAAACTTTACACGTTCCATATACGACAGACCGTCAATGTTGGTCAGCAAGAACCACGCATAGGGCGAGGTCAGGAAGTCGTTGACCATGTACGATTCCGGCAGACCGCCTGCGGTCATGAGAATCGCGTTGACATCATTGTCCGCACTACCCGGACGCAGTTCCGTCTTGCACAGACGGATAGCAACCGGCTCCAACTGGGGAGGAACAACCAGCTTACGACCACGGGCGAAGACCTTCAGGCCAGCCTGATCCTTGAAGTTCGTGCGGATTGCGATCATCGCATTCAGCAGCGTAGCTTCGTTAAGATCAACCTGAGTTGTTGGCGTATTCGCCACAACGCCGCCAGTGATCGGATGGTTGAGGTCGCAAAGAGCCACCCCGTCCCCGCCAATGGAAGCATTGTAGGTTTCAGCAGTATTCAGGAGGTTCGCGCCGTAGATTTCCTTGGTCTGCTGAAAAGATTCGATCAGGCCGAGGTTGGACGGGTGGAACTGGGTCTTATACAGGTTGTCGTCAACAGCCTTGCGAGTGATCGCGTAGCCGAGGCCGATTTCCGTATGTTCCTGATTGTAGATGAAACGCTCACCAGCGTTATTATCAAACGCAGTCTGACCGCCTTCGGTCTTCAACTGGGCCAGACCGAGGTACTGCATTTCGGCAGTACGTTCGAGGGCCATGTTCGAGTTATGCTTGGTGAAGATTTTATCGTACTGAGACGGGATCATCTCGTACTTGCCTTCTACGCCGCGTAGGCCGGGGAGCAGAAGGTCTTTAATCGCACTAAGATTAACAGCCATTGGTCAAACTCCCTTAGCTGATGCCGGTCGGACCAGCGCCATTGGTGCGCATGATCTGGTTGTTGAAGCCAACAACGACATGGTTATACTCGGACTCTGGGTCCGCACCATTTGCTCCCGGCGGGAACGTAATAAGGTCGACTACGATAAACGGATAAGTGACCGTAGTGCCGAGGGCATTCAGATACGCGCCGGACGCACCAGTGCTGGTATTTCCAGTACCGATAGCGAACTGAGCATACTGACCGACAGGTGAAGTGCCATACGACGACAGCGTACCGCTGATGTTAAACGTCGTGCCGTTGCCCATAACAAGCCAACGAGCATTCGGATCATCAACAACATAGACGATGACATCGGTGGACGAATCCGTACCCGGCCAGTAACGCGACCACACGGTGCGCTTCTGGGAAACAGACAGGTACTGAGCGCCAACAAAGATGCCAGCAATTGCCTGCGTATCGGAAGGATCGGCCTGCACGATATAACCAGTTGCGCCATTCTGCTGAACGGGGTCGCCAAAATAAATGGCGGCAGCGTTATAAGCAGCGCGGCGAGCAGACTGGGAGAAAGTCGGAGCGCCACCAGCGCCACCGTAGTATTCTAGAAAACCGAAAGGCGCGTTCACATTCGCCATGACGGGACTCCTCTTCAGGAGGCCATCATCGCTCATCGTGGCGAAGATAGGGCCGGGGTTAATTATAAGCCCTCCTCATCGTGGGAAGGCAGGCGCTTGTGCGCTTGGGAACAGTATATACTAAATATGGAACCATCTGTAAACGATAGTTGCCCAACATAATTCGGCTACCAAATGTACGAAAAGAAACCCCCGCCAGTTTCCCAGCGGGGGTTAGTTGTTAGGCTGCTAACTGCTCTAGTCGGTACGCTGCCAGCCGCATAACTAATACAGCCTTGCGTTCTTCAGACATCGGCTTGCGCGTTTTAGGCTGTTTGAACTTCACTCTATTGGCTTTCATAGACGCCTTAAAAGCATCGTGGGCTTCTCTACCCATCATATAAAGCACAATGGTCAGGAACACGGAGCAGAACTCCCAGCCGTGTCCGGCAACATACGGGCCGAATGTCCTGCGCGTGATTGTGTGGGCCAGTTCGTGCAGAACAACAGCCTCGTTACGCGCCCAGAGCGGAATGTTAATAGCGTAACTCCCGCCTCTGGCTATTCTAGTGCCGCGCCCGTCCTTAACGGTAGGTTCGCGGTCTCGGGTCGCCTTTGGATAAGCAGCCTGTACCCGTTTAGACGCCCAGACCTTCGCGGTATATCTCTCCACATCTTTTACAGTCGGCAGTGGACATGCGAGAGGCTTGAGTACATCATCCGCGCGGTAGAGCCTCGCGCGTTGGTTATCGCGTGATTTCATTTCATTTCCTATCAATGTCAAAGAGCGCCGGGGTTGCAGCCCCGGCCTCAACCGCACCAAGCGATTGATGGAGACATTGTAGCAAACGGGTTTTCCGGTTTTTGGGTTTGGCCTATTATATAGGCCCAAAAGGCCCATTTCATTGGGCTTATTGATCAAATCGGCAAACTTGACATAGGTAAACCGGGCATTAGATGACCAAGTTCTGCCGATCAGGCACAAAAAAACCCAGCATTTCTGCCGGGTTTCTCTGCTGATAATAAATTTTCTATCAGTCTTTCGGAACAGGCAGCGGCGCGTAGGACTTGTTGATCTTCGGAGCGGCCTGAGCATGGTCTCGACCAAACTGACCCTGCGGAGCCGAACCAAGCTGTTCTTCCTTGGCCCGCATCTGCAAACGGGCGCGGCGCTTGTCGGCTTCCTTAAACTGACGAGTAACCTCTTCAGGACGCTCCATCAGGACCATCCCTTTACGCTCGATTGATTTAGCAGCCCCAATAGGCATCATTTCCGGGTGACGCTTGGCCGGTACAGGCTCCCAGCCGGTACGGTGCAGAGAGGTCATGTAGGCCGGGTCTTCCTGATTGAAAAGCGTGTTGCGCTTCCATTCGTAGGTCCAGCCGTCCGGGGCCTTGGGGGTGCGGAAGGCGTCCTGCCCTTCATCAGCCTGACCAATATTGCCCATAATTTCCTGCGCCCTCTTTGCGGCGGCAGAACGGGGATCGGGTTCGCGCATTTCGGCCCTCATAGGCTGACGGATGGAAACAGGCTCAACAGTCTCAGGGTCAACTTTCCGGGGACGCCCACGGCGTTTTGCTACAGGTTCCATTAGTTCATTTTCCCTTCTTTTTTCAGGTCCATCATGTTTTTGTGGTACTCGGCGGGGGTCATTCCCATCATTTTAGCCATGTCGGCCTGTTCGCGGGTCAAGGTGGCCCGGTTGGCAGGCGTTCCCGTTCCGTTCCCACTGCGGCTCACAGGCGTGGCAGCAGGGGAGGCCCGTCGCTGGGTGGGTGCAGACGCCGCAGACAGGGCAGGCTCGGCGTCATAGACCGGCTCTGCCCTTCTGGGGGTCATTTTCAGCGTGTCTTCGACAAACTCGAAGTATTCTTCGCTGTCAGCCGGGATTCCGTCCGCCACGGCAATGTTATGGGCCGCAATCATCTTTGTCATAAGCCGGGGATCGGTCACACACTGGGGGTGGGCGCGTACCCAATCCGCAGAGCGCGGGGAAAGCTGGCTTGCGAACTCCTCAACAGGGTCTGTGCGCCTTTCCATAGGCTGAACCCGCTGCGGGGGCTGGTTTTCAAGGCTTTCCTTGCCCAGACGAAGCTGGTTTAGCTTCGCAGCCGTCTCCGACATGGCATAAGCGATGTTTGCCGCCTGTTCATTATCCCCGTTAGCCGTCGCATTGGCATAATTGGCCTTCAGAATTTCCGTTTCACGGGTCATGGACTCAATTGCACCGTTAACTAGGTGCAAATTGGCCTGATGAACGTCGGTTTCGGCCTTTGCAGCGGTATTGCTGCTCTGCCTAGCCCGATTTTCGGCCTCATACCGGGCAGTACGCTCGGTCTCAAGCTGCTTTTTCAGGTCTGAAATAGCTTTATCGTTATCCGAAGCCTTAGCTTCTACCGGTTCAGGCTTATCTGTGATCTCAAGTTCGAGTTCAGGCTGGGTCTCCATGGCTTCCGGGGCCTCCAGAACAACCTCAACCTCTTCGTCCTTTTGCTTTTTTGCCATTTTGATTGGTCCTTTCACCAAATCTTGTCAGGTACGTCGATCTTCCCGCGCACGGAGGTGTCATCCAGCATCCGGCACAGGACGCCATTGACGGTAATCGGCCAGCCTTCCGAGGGCCGGAACACAATCCAGTCGTTCAATTCAATGTGCATGTCCTTGAACCACAGGCTGTCATCACCTTCAAAAGCAGCCGGACCCTTCTTCAGGACTAGGCCAATCTTTGACTGATATTGGTCTTCAGAGCGTTGACCATCGGTCAGGTAGATGCCGCTCTTGGTCTTTTCAGGCCTGATATAGATAGCGATCAAAATCTGATTGTTATAGATTTCAAAGCTATCAATGTTCCCGATTTGTTCTTTCAGAACTACCTTCGGGTCTTCGTCGTGTTCCATCATTCTAGAAGGCATAGGTATCCCCTTAATACTCTAGCGGTTGCGTTGGTCGGCTGCGTCTTGGGCAATTTCGATCATGTCTTCCATGTCGTTTAGGGCTGCAATCTTCCCCATCAGATACTTAAAATCAGCTACATTCTCGTAAGAGTTAACTGACAAATTATCTTTTAAATCCAATATCCTATGAGCAATCAGGCGCTTTAGTTCGCGCTGAAAAACCGTATCAATTGTTTGCATGAAACCCCTTTTGATCAGGCAAAAATAATGGGCCGAGGTTGCCCCCGGCCCACTACATATAGTTCTTAATTACCTAACTAACAAGTTAGACAGGCTTGACATACTTCTTCTTGGCAATCTCGATCTTCTCAAGGCGACCAAGCCCGCCGCCAGAACCAGCATCCATATCCTTGTAGGAACTATAGCTGCGGTGACCGACCTTGCCGCCAGACTTGCGCGGCATCGGCGGCATACCCGGAGGCGGACCACCGACCGGGGGCATACCGGGGGGCATTCCACCCGGCGGCATTCCCGGAGGAGCGCCCATCGGCGGCATCGGGGGCATCGGGGGCGGCATCGGACGGGGCGGCGGGGGCATCGGAGCGCCCGGAGCCTGATTGTCCATCTTGTGCGGGTTGATGATGATGTTGATGTTGGTCTTGCCGCTCTTCTTGGACTTGGGAGCGTCATCATTCATCGCATTCAACAGGCCACCACCGGCCTTAGCAACACGACCACCGGTCGGACGAGTGCCGCCAGTGTAGTTGCCAGACTTACCGCCGCGCTTGAACGAGGTTCCAACCAAATCCGACTTAGGCTGGATAACATTTCCAAGTTTCTCAAGGATTCCTGTGTCCTTTGCGATTTTCGCAGCAATAGCGGCCTTATCGAAGTCGTCCTTGGGGCGATTTTCATTAGAACCACCGTGGGCTTTATTGGCCTTGCCGCCGCTCTTGAAGCCTCTGGCAACCTCTGACTTAGCGGTGTCGTGAGCATCCTCAAGGTCGCCATGATAATCGGCCTTGGACTGATACGAGCCATCAGGCTTGAAGAACTTAACCCGGTGTTCGTTATAGTCCCCATCCTTGTAGACCTTAGCCTTGTGGCCTTCGGGGCCAGTGTGGGTCTTAATAAGGCGCAGGCTCGGCTTATTCTCTGCGTCATCATAGTGACCCAGATTGCCGCCACGGGCCTTCTTGGACTTGGTGCCTGCGTCGAACGCCTCGCTCAAGGCAACCGCCCTCAAGGCAACGCCCATAGCCTTCTTGGGGTTCTTGACCATGCGGTCATCCTTAGCCATGCCGCCCTTCTTCAGCTTCAGTTCAGAATGCTTGCCGCCGTGTTCGGCATTCTCATGCTGACGGAACGCCTTCTTAACCAGCTTCTTGTCCTGCGCTTCGTCAACCTTGCCGCCAGCCTTGCGGCCCATACGCGCGGGCGGAACATACGCTTCGCCACGGGGACCGGTAACCATAGGGCGACGGCCAACCATGTCTTCGCTGCTCGCGGGCAAACGGTCCAGCGGGCGGGAAGTCGCATTGCCACGGCGGACGGCATCCAGAGCCTTATCGGTCTGCACGGCCTTACGGGCAGAAATCATGTTCTGGATTTTGGCAAAGTCCTTGGCAACGCTGCCGCCTTCCTGATAGCCGCCGCAGGCACGACCGCCGCGCTTATAAACACCCGGCTGGTTGGTCATGCTCATACGGTTTTTCTGGACAATCCCAAGACGGGGATCACCCATGGACGTACCCAGCGAGGCCGGGGCCATCATGCCGCCGCCGTCCATCTTGCCAGTGCGGCCACCCTTCTTCATGCCACCGACATGGGGCTTGCCGAACTCAGCAGCGTTGGCTTCCTTGACGTTGCGATTGACCTTGGCGTTGATCAGGTCGCTAATCTTGCCGCCGTCCTTGCGGGCCTTGCGACCGGCATTCGGCGCACTTGCGCTGCCACCGGCATTCATGCCGACCTTGCCGCCACGCTTATAAGCGCGGGGAGAAATCGGACGCAGGCCAGTCTTGGCCCCCGTGTTCATGGGTTCTTCAGGCTCCCAGCTAGAGGCGTCAACCTTCTTGTGGGGG